CGATCTACATCTTGATATTAGTCATGCTTTTATCGATGTGGCCAATGAGAACGCATGGTTTGTGCCTCCTGAGATCATGGACTTCGCCTCGGCGAGTCTACACGCAAGTGTAGATGGTCGCGTGATCTGGCACGGACAGATGATGGGGATCTACCTCTGCTTTCCTCTTCTTTGTCTTCATTCTTACGTGATGGCCCGTTGGGCCATACGTGGTGAGGACGCGAACTTTCTCGTCAACGGAGATGACTGTGTCATCAATGCTGATCGTCCTGTTCTAGCGACCGACTACCCTCCCGGGAGTCGCTTGAATGATAAGAAGACTGTTCGGTCTAAGACGGTGGTTGAGGTCAACTCAACCGTCTTCTTAAAGAAGTCAGGAAGATTCCGTGAGGTCCGGAATCTTCGCAGAGGTGGATTTGATCCCTCTACCTTTTCTGGGATGCTGTCTGGGGCGACAGCTGTTCGAAAGTTGGGGTCCCGCTGGGTGGACGCCTTCCTGAAAGCCAGAATAGGTAAGGGTTGGAGATTTCTTCCTTCTCAGCTTGGTTTCCTTGAAACCAAGTCGTTCTTCGCCTTTAGACTAGAACGGCAGATGCGAGAGCGGCAGGGACGTTTCCCTACCCCGCTTCCCGCACGGGCTTCGCCCGTATCGGATCTGCTTCAGATGTGTACGGGCACACCTGATCCCGATGAAGTTGCTGCATTGATTTGTCACCAATGGCAGTACGGGAGAGAGAAGAAGAAGAGGGAGGATGACTTTTCGCCTCCACAGGGGAAGGTCATCAAGACTTACAGGTACGGCCCTGTAGTGATCTCCAAGAGATGCTTCGGGAACGGTAGGATTTTCGGGTCCCGTCGTTCTTACTTGTCGCACTTGGCGGAGCTGAGTTCCACTCCGAAAGTTACGGAACCGGTGTACTTTGTGCCGAAAGAGTACATCTCGATGAAGGAGGAAGAGGGGATTCTAGCATTGGCTCCGTTTCGGTGTCAGGTGGAGGGCTAGGGTGTTCATCGCGTGGCCGGCGCTAACCGTTCGCGGTTGTCGAGGGGTCGGTGATGAGTCGACGTCGTAGGGGGTTCGGGGGCGGCGAGGATGGTCTGATTGGCCGTCTGGACCCGTCGGAGCTCGCGTTGCAGGTGAGCACTTGGGCTGATAACCCCTCGTGTGCCTGGCGCCACAGTTCCAGTCCTACGCTCCGCACCGTGCGTCCGTCAAAGGACAGCGTCGCC